TAGCCCATAAGGAAACCATGAAAACGTTTAGATCTCTCCGTATTGAAGCTGGTGATGCTATTTCTGCATTTTCTGAAAATAATCAGGATAATGCATTCTTAGCTCTCCAGATCTCTCAGCTTTATGCTCAAATCAATTTCCTCAAGAAACTGACAGATAAAGATGGTTTAAACCCATTCTCTCTGTCACTTGTTGCGGCATTGCTTGAGCGTAAGCGTGAGATCTTTCAGAAGAATTTAGCCATCCTCTGTGTTTTTGAGGGTAGCGATGATTTTCTCAAGCTTCTAGCGGATGATAACTTTACGTTTAATGGTTAACCCTTGCGGGCTAAGTACTCTAGTAGCCTGGTGGGAACCAGGCCCCTTAGTCCATACTAATCCTTTAAGGAGGACGTATGAAATTGACGTCAGGGGCACTGTCTTCATACCATTCTGCTCTGAACCTTCCACATCATATAATTGATTCTTATGAATCAACTGTGAGATTGTGGCTGAAGAACAATGGTGAACAATGGACAGTAGATAGATTAAAAACTATCTATCTTGACTTTGTTCGCTATCGTTCTGGTTTAAGACCTGTAGGGAAATGGTACAAGAAAAACTTCGAAGGTTTACCTTCTGGTTTTTGGAGTTATATTTTCCGAACAGCAATCTTAAGTAAGAAGAAACGTTTTTCTTGCTCAGTTTTGCTTAGGTCTTACACCCGTTTTATTTCGAAGGAGCCTACTGAAAAACAGCTCAGTAAGTTTCTAAGAGGTGTAACGTCAGAAGAATGTGATATACCAAATCATATTCTTGAAGGTGTGCTTCAAGGTGTTAAGAAGTTAGGGATTGTTAGGTGTAAACCTATTCGCCCCTCATACCTTTCTTATTCACCGTCTCTAGGCAAAAGAGTCCCAGATCTTTTTGGGAAAACTTGGCCAGAGGAATCACATTGGTTCTTTCAATGGGAAACCATTTATAGAACCAAGACTGGTTTATATCTTAGGAATAAATACCGCGATATCTTTAATGAAGTTTTTAAAGGTATCATAGTACATACGTCCTCTGAAGAGAGTGCGTATCTTCCTATTGATATAGATTCAGTTGGAAAGATTGGTCTTATACAAGAACCTGGTTACAAGCTTAGGGCAGTTGCTAACCCTAATCGTGTTTATCAGGTTGCTTTGTATCCTTTAGGTGATGCGATCTACAAAACCTTGGAGAATTTACCATGGGATTGTACTTTTAATCAATCTAAAGGCTTTCCAGTGATTCAGAAGCACTTGCAGCAAAATAAACGCGTTCACTGCATTGATCTTGAAGGTGCAACGGATTATTTCCCTCTTGCTCTTCAACTCAATGTACTTCGTTCTATGTTTCAAGGCTTAGATCCTGATATCTCGCTTTTTGAGGAGTTATCTCGGAGTTCTTGGATTTTTCAAGATACTACCATTAAATGGACCAAGGGCCAACCACTAGGCCTATATCCATCTTTTGGTTCCTTTGCTTTGACTCATGGATTATTACTATTCTACTTGAATAATTTTAGTCATAACGATGACTTCTTTATTCTCGGAGATGATGTAATAATCTTGAACGATAACCTAGCAATAAGATACTACAACTCCTTAAAAGAGTTGCAATGTCCTATTTCTGAAACCAAATCAATAACTTCACCTTTAATGGGTGAATTTGGTGGAAAGCTGATCTTTCGAGATCATGTCGAACCACAATTGAAATGGCGTCAGTTATCAGATGATAATTTTGTGGATATCATCCGTTTGCTGGGTAAACGCGGTTTGCGACTACTTCGTCCTCAACAACGTAAAGTTGTTAAGCTCATCTGGGATATCCCTGATTTTGTTGGGGGTATCGGTTTTAATCCAGATGGTTTACCTCTCGAAGTTAGATATGAAAAATATCTTTCTTTGTTTGGTAAAGACGATGGTACTTTCCTAATGAGCTATGACCGGAAGTTCAATTCATTTTTCTTTAATGAGTTGAAACGTCCTGGTAGGGTTATTCATTCTAAGTGGAATGGACAACTTCTACCTGATCTCGACCAGAGATCAGCAGCTCTTGTATCCAAATATTTGCCATTATTCGCAAGAATGTATGGTTTATTTGGAACAAATCTATATTCAGTGATCCCTAATAAGGATGTGCTGCCTATAGATGGTGGGATTACCAACAAGCGCAAAACTTTGCTGAAAATGCTTCAGCACAGATTGGGATTGAAGTAGTA